ATGCTGGAAATGCCGTTGCCAGTTGCGCCAGTTGCGCCAGTTGCACCTGTATCGCCTTTTACGCCCTGAATACCTTGAGAACCAGTGTCACCCTTAACACCTTGGATACCTTGTGCTCCAGTATCGCCTTTTGTTCCAGTAGCACCTGTGTCACCCTTAACGCCCTGAATGCCCTGAGTACCAGTATCGCCCTTTATGCCTTGCGGACCTTGAGTCGCAAACGCTACGGTGATGTTGTTGCCGTTAACCGTAACAACAGGGTTCTGTTCAACGATAGTTACGTCGCTCAACTAGTTACCTCATGTCGAATCTTGAAATCGCCCGCAATAAGCGGAGTTACTTCGCCACCGCTAGATGTGAGTTGTAAGTCGTAAACCGCGTAGCCAGCGGGAATGGTCTGCATGGTGGCGTACGGGATTGTGATAGCGATAGTGCCAGCCGAACCGCCTAGTGTAATGCCACTTGTGTCGGTCAGCGTGATTAACGCATTGGCGTCAGTGGTCGCCCACTTGACCTGCATTTTAGCCGTGTAGCCAGTCAAGTCGACAGCCGTGCCGTTTGTGGTCCACGTAAGCGTGCGTTTAACGGTCTCATTCTGCGAGACCTCAAACGTGTACACTGCTGGGTAGGACATTTAGACTCCTGCGTACAGTACCGAGATGTAACCTGCTGGCGAAGTAGCACAAACAGCGTAGACGATGTCGCTCGCGCCGAGCCACAACTGAAGTGATGCGCCGTTAGCAATTGCGTTGCCGATGGTCGCGCCAGTTGTGCCGACAGAAGTGTCGCCTAGATAAATGGTCGCGCCTGTGTTGTTGTAAATCTGCGCAGCGATATTGCCTTTAATGCCTGCTGGGATTTGAATGATTGGTCGCGGAGTCGTGGTGACCAAACTGTTGGTGTGGACAAGAGCCATTGGTTCTTACCTTTCGAGTAGTTATCTTGCTTGGTTAGTTGTCGTATTCGCCGTAGGCGATGTAATCAGCCAGTGCGCTGGTAGAATCTCGCATGTCTCGAATGTCGTTGGCTACTGAATCGTGTCCGCCTGAACGCGCTGATTCGTAAGCACTGTTGAAACTCGTAACGGCGCGCTCTAAGTGGTCTTGTGCTTGCGTTAGACTTGACGCGTTGTCCGCGTAGTCCAGTTGACGCATCGCATCTGAAACATGTTGCATGGCTTCTTCGGCTTCGGAGGTTTCAAGGTCTTCCAAATCGCTTTGAACGCTGTCTGCTGTTCCTTGAATGTCGTTGATTTCGGAAGACACTTGGGCTTGGTCAGCATCGGGACTAACTTCGCTGGTGTTTGAACTACCACTACCCCCACCACTGCCACTTCCGCCCGAGCCGAAACGACCGTTGTCGTCACGTGGGTGCAAATCCTCATCAAACTCTTTGTTCAAGATGGACAAATCGGCTTGGTCGAGCGGTGTGTTTAAAAACTTCAGCAAGTCTGCCTTGTTTGCTTTGTTAGTCATGGTTGTTAGTCTAGCATCTTTTCTGGTTGTAGGGCTATTCGACACGGAAATCCTTAATCGCCACTCAGATAATCAGCCAGAGGTCCAGTCAACTGAGAACTGACCACTGGAGCAATCGCACAGCGACAGTTGGGGTGGGCTGGTGGGTACTGGTCGTCGCTTGAGAATGTACTGCCAAGGTCGATAGGTGACTCGGCTTCATTTTGTGAGCAAACATCGCAAGGGTCGGCGGTCAGCCATTCGACCTGTTCAACGCCCGCTTCTTTGTACTGGTCCATTGAGGACGCCGACACTGCGCGACGTGTTTCGGTGACTGCAATCATGAGCGCGCGCGACGGATTAGCCAAGTCATCGCGAATTGCTTTTGCTGTCTGCTGTGCGTTGTGTCCAGCGTCAAGTGAACGAGCCAGCGTTGAGCCAAGTTGGTTCAAAGTAGTGGTGTTCATGTCTGCGATAGTGACGCTACTGCGAGCCAACAGACCGCGCAGACCATTTGGCTGGTCAACCAACAGCGACGCTGCTCGGTTGCCTGCGGTCCACGAGTTCCAGTCGGTTAGCACTTCGCCCGTGAGCAATTCTTTAGCGATGTCCGCGCCAAGCACGTAGCCGTCGCCGTAGACCAAACGCAGGGCTGCTTCTAGTGGCTTGGGGTCGATACTGGCGTTGACTCGAATCCATTCAACGATGCTGTCGGTTTCGGCGGATTTCTTGCGTACGGGGTCGTGTGACACCCAACGCTCAGCCAGTTGGTCGACGTTGTGCACGCTTGCGCTCAGGGCAGATGAGAGAATGACTGAGTTTCGGGTTGCGAGTTTGAGGTCGGTTTGGCTATCGTGCGCCCTGACTCGCGCTATGCTTTTTTTAGCACCACGTCAGCGAGCGACTTCACCATCTCTTGGTCGTTTGTTAGGGCTGCTCGGTTGAACGCGCTGGCGGTCACGGGGTCAAGGCTGGCGAACTCGAACTCGCGTTCGAAGTTGCCTTTCTTTGCCCACTTGAGGAACGCTTTGACTTCGTCCTTGGGGGACGGTTGGTCAGATGGGGTCTCCGAGGGCTTCGGTGGGGTCTCCGAGGCGTTCCCGTCCTTCGGGGGTGTGTTAGCCCCCTCAGCGTCTCCCGTGTCTCCCGTGGGGCTTTCTTGCCCTTGTGGGGCACTGGCGTTTTCGAGACCGTCGGGCGTGACAAAGAACAAACCGCCAGCAGTGACCAACATCGGGCTGTCTGCTTCGGGGGCGTCCAGCAACGGCAGACCCAACTCGGCTCGCGCTTCGTTGATTGAGCGCGTGCCGTTCTTAAGTTCAGTATCGCGACGTTTCGCTGCGGATTCGGTGTCAGAAGCACGACCGCCATCAAACTGGAAACACAACTCGCGTGGCATGCCGAGGTACTTGTACGAGATGTCTGACAGCATGTGTTCTAACCAAGCAATCAACGGGTCGAGACCAATCTGTCCGCCCGATTCTGCTTCGCCCTTTTGATGACCTGCGCCACCTAGTCCAGATGAGGGGGTGAAGCCGATTTCGGAAGGCATCACGCCGAAGTGTCCACAAATGCCTTTGATGAGGTACTCGTCGAGATGTGGTGCGAACTTCTCCGAATGACCGCTCATCTCATGTGGGACTAAGCCGTCTGGAATGATACGAGCGCGTTTGCGCTGTTCGGTCTGTCCAGCCAAATCGTCGTTGAACACGTTCTCCCAAGCGCGTAGCAAATCGGGGTTTGAGCCGAATACTTCGTTCGCTAAAAACATCAAGTCTGGCATGACGCCGTCGGTGAACTCAGCGCGTAGCCACTGCTGGCGACGCAGGTAAATGTCCGCCAATGGAAGCGCACGCTCGACTGCACTGTAGCCGTATGGCGTGAAGGTCCTTCGGTTGCGCACCAAATAAATTAATTCGTCGGCGTTGTAGTTGCCGTCTTGTCCAGTGTCTTCGTTGTTCGCTAGGAACTCACCGCGTGGGAATCCGTACAGGATTTGCTGATAGGCGGGGAAGGGCTGTTGCGGTCGCATACCGCGGTCATCTAGCAAGGGCTTGATAGTTGAACCGTCTAGGATTTCGAGCGAGTGCAGGTCGCCCTTCATGTCTGGATGCGGGTAGATGGACAAAGCGTCAAGGACGATGTTCTCTTCTAACGCCATCACCAACCAATCTTTGAATGACAAGCCGTTGATTCGGTCGGGTGTTTGCCAGAACTCGCGCAAGCGTGCGATGTCGGGCGTAAACTTGTCGCGTGCTTCCTGCATCGCTCGCAGGTGGTCTTTTCCGCCACTTGCCGAAATACTGTCGGACGCTGATTCGGTGAACGTGATGTCCCAGTTCATTCCGCTGACTTTGTTCTTAATGACCTCAACGCAACGGCGTATAATGTCAATTTGGTCACTCGCTGCGCGCAGGGTCTTCCATGAGACTGCGCGCTGTTCGGTGACAAAAATGTTCCACGCGACTGGATATTCCCAGCGTCGTGGGTCTGGTCGTCCGTCGTCGCCAACAGGGTTGATGGCTGACGGCGTGAGTGGACTGCTCGGTCCAAACGGCACACTAGGCAAATACGCTTGACGGGCAAGTGCTTCAAATGCGCCAGCCCCGTAAAGTTGGTTCGCTATACCAGCCAATTCCTCGGGCGAGAACTGTTGTACTTGCGCTCCTGCAGGCAGTAACGGCGCGGATTTTTCGATGTTGCGCTTCCAAGGCAATATAGCCACTTACGCTCCTATAGTTGTTAGAACATGCTGGTCAGACTCAGGTGATTCAAGTTTACCACCACAAGACGTGCAGACGGGTGTTGTTTTTGGCATCGGCAAGTTGCAGGTGTCGCACCAAGTAGCCAACAGACTCAAGTAGCCCGTTATGCTAGAGCCTACCATGAGGTCTGTCAACGCCCAAACCATCGCATCAACGCGGTCGGGCGATTTAGGGTCGTCAGGTGTCCACGATGTCATTTGTTCCTCGAGTTGCTCAAAGAACCCGACGTGATGAATGCGCCCTTGCTCGTACATCGCTGCGATTGGTTCGGCTCGTAGTTTTTTGCCACGGGTCGCACGAACTTCGCGAATGGGCAGGCTCGGGCGCACTTGTCGCAGTAGCGTCGGAATCATGTCGCCACCGTTGTTGACTTCCACCACCACAGCGTCCGCTTCGTGTGCGTCGTAGGCTTCAACTACGCGCTTCGCCCACTCAAGTGGTGACTGTTTACACGTGTAGTCGGCGATGACGTAGCCGTGTCCTTGTGGGTCTTTGCCTGCGACCACGATGCCTGTCTCGTCGCTCTCTTCATTAGCGGTAGCCGCTGGGTCAACAGCGACGACCACGCGTGAGTAACGGGTTGGCACTTCGTTTACTCGGTCGCGGTCGAGGTCTGATTGTCGCCACAGTGCGCCCTCGATGTCCTCAAGCAGTTCGCCGTACAACTCCTGCCGACCAATTCGTGTGCCTTCGTATCGAGCGCGCAGTTCGAGTAGTGCGGTCTCGCTGAGGTTGGCGGAGTTCTCGAATGTTGAACCGCTGGTCATGTAGTGCGTGCCGTCCTCGTCGCGTACGCGCTTGACGAGCATTTTCACCAGTGGTGTGCTTTTCGGTGTTGTGGTCACGACGATACGCGGGTGTTCGCCGATACGAACGGCTGGCACTAAGCCTTCGGTCCACGACTCAATGTAACGCCACTTCACAACTTCGTCGCACCACGCCCCACTGAGGTTGAGACCGCGGGCTGTGTCGGGGCTGTCGGCAGCGATGAGGTGAATCTTGCTCACGCTCACGCCGTCGGCACAGCGTATGAATATTTCGCCTAGTGAGCGGTTGTACGAGATGAGCCAACTCTTGGGCAGTAGGCGCAGAATGCCTGATGGTCCTTCGGCGCAGATGTCACGTGCGTCCGCGTATTTGTACGCCACCACAGCGTATTCGCCTGCGTTAGTGCGCGCCCAGTCGATGAGCGTGATTGCGCCCGTCCACGTTTTGCCCCAGCCACGTCCAGATTTAATCAGCCAGATGTTCCAGTTGCCTTCGGGTTCGATTTGCTCAGGTCGTCGTTTGGTCAGCGTCTGTTCCCACTCGAGACTCTGCATTTTGTCCTGCAGTTTCTCGAGCAGTATTTTCTTCGATGACGTGTCCCAATTCTGCCATGAGTCGCTCGATTTCGTTGTCAAGTTCGCTCCTGACGATATGTTCGTGTTTGTCTGGTTGGTCCAGCCCGTAGTATTTGGTTCGTCGCTCTTGCAGTTTGATGACGCGGTCTAGCGCAGCCAGTTTCGTGAGTGAAGCGGATTTCGGGTTGCGTGCGATTTCCCACGCGATGACCAGTGCTTCGTCTAGCCTAGCGGTCTCCAGTGCTTTGAGTTCTTCACTCATTTCGCGCTTGGTCGAGTTGATGATTTTGCGCACGGCAGCGCACGCTGCGGAGTCGGTTGCGTAGCCAAGTTCTTCCGCGATTTGCTTGTACGAATAGCCGTCAATCCGCAGAGCCATCGCTTTCATCGCTCGCGGTTCGGCGTTTTCAGCGCGTTGTTTGTTATTCATGTTGGTCCTAGTAAATCAGCGTATGAGACAACGTGTCAAGCGACTTGCGTATGCGGTACAGCAAATCAATCACTGCGTCCACTATCGCGTCATGTAAGTCGCTGGTCTCCAGTGCTATGCGCGCTATCCACTCGAGTGCTTTGAATGTGTCGTTTGTTCGAATTTTTTTGCGTCGTGCGTGCTGTCGTGCGTGCGTGTACCAACTTTGCGCGAGCAGGTCAATCTCAATCGCGTGGTCCAGCATCAACACGTCAACACGGTTGTCTGGCTTCAGTATGAGACTGTCCAACTGCTCGCGCAAGTCGGCTATGTGACAAATCGCTACATTCAGAAAGTTATTGTCTTGTTGGCTATGTGCCTGTTGAGCCGAATCCATTACCACCCCGTTGTGTCTCGGGAAACTCGACCGCTTCAATCATACTAGTCAGTTGCGCCACGTTGTACATTGGAATCAACTGTGCGATTCGGTCTCCATGAGTTACAACAACGGGTTCGTTTGTCAGATTCCACACGCCAGCGAACAGCGGTCCTGTGTAGCCTGTGTCAATCACGCCCTGCGCCACTAAAAGCCCTCGCTTGCGTAGTGTGCTCGACCGTCCAGTGAGCAAGCCCCACATGCCAGTCGGAAACGCCACCGCACAGTTGAGGTCGATGTCTACGAACTCTTGCGGGTTGATGGTCCAGTCGCCATTTACGTACAAGTCGAATCCAGCGTCGTCGTGGTAGCCACGTGTTGGTGCTGTGCCTTTGTACAGAATCTCACTCATTCTTGGTCCTCATCTGCTTCTGCTCTGCACTCATGGCAGTTGATTGCTAGGGCTACGCCCTTGTAGTGATGTCGCTTACACAGCGAAATCTCGATTTCTTCTCTCATTTTCCACTCCTGTTTATCCAAAGTATGACGGCTAGTAGGTTCGCTAACGCCACCAGTGCGACCGCTTGTTGGGCGGTCACCACAGTTTTTTTCTCGGTATCACGTCCTGCACTGCTTCAATTAGTTCAGTATCAGTGTGCGTAATGACCACTGATTCTAGCGACGCTAACGCCCAACTCGGGTTGATGTCTGGCATATGAACAACGACTGGCGTGCCGATGTCGTGTGCGTAGACGATTTCCATGACTGTGCCGATTGACAGCACGTTCGGCACTAAAAACGCCACAACCATGTCACACGCCAAAACGACTTTTTCGTTTAGGTCCTGCAATCTGCCGTCTAACTCAGCATTAATCGGCACGGTCCACGCGCTTGCTGGGTCGAACACAACGTGGTCAAGCGTTTTTAATGTGTCCTTGATTTGTCGGCGTTGCTCAAAGCACGCCATATTTGCGTTGTCGATTGGTCCTGCGAGGTAAATCATCATGGGAACATGCCCCCTGTCTCACGCGTACGTCGCGCCATCTTTGCGTACACTTCAATGTCGTACCAAGTGTCGTCGCTTGGCGCGTGTCCGTCAACGTAACCGCCGATTACACGACCGACTTTGCCGAGCAGGTAAAACGCGATACCCAACTCTGCTGGTGTGACTTTGCCTTCGAGTTGTGGCATCATCTTCATCATGGCTTCGCCTACGATTTGTAGGTCGGTGCTTCCGTACTCTCGCACTTTCGGCATCATCGTGTCGAGTGCTTCTTCAGAAGTTGCTATCCACCATTCTGCGAACTCGTCGAGTCGCAGTTGTCTTGCGGTTTTTTTCTCTGTGCCTTCCATCATTTCCTATTCCTGTTCTCCGTCGAACACTGTGTCGTCATCCACGTCTGGGAATCTCGGCGCAGTGAGTGGCATTATTTCAGTCAGACTCATCGTCTTCTTCCTCTCTTTCGTTTTCTTGCTCGGGTTCTTGCTCTTGCTCTGGTTCGTACATGCTCGCACCCCAGCGCGTCATGTGCCAACCTGTGCAGAAATGAAAATCTGCACCATCTTCATCTGTAAGGACCAGCCATGCCCGAACATCTGGCTCATTAATGAACACGCGCTCTCGGCACTCTGGTCCATCACAGTGAAATGCTATGCTCATTACCAATTAAGAGCCGCCATGGTGGTCGGGCTTGTTCCGACTAGGGCGACGCTTGCTCCTGTCATATGCTGAATAGTTTTAATGTAAGACACGACTTCTTCATCTTCTTGCGTTACAATTGTAGCACCCGCGAGATGCGGAAACACGTAGTCAAACATGGTCAGCGCGAGTCGCGCCGTAGGTGCGCCACCATTAGCACGAACCGCTTCGGCGACCAGTTCAGGGTCGAACTTTCCGACTCGGCGTACTTTATTGGTGACGGTTGTCCGTTCCTCTGGTAGCCCTAGTTGCTCCCAATTGGTCTCTCCGAGCAAAGGACCGCTATTTCCTGCCACGCGAATCGGGTGAGTGCGTGCGACTACCCAAACGTCCAGTTCGGTCACTTCTGCGTGCCACGGGCTTATTCCTGCCATGGCTAGGAAGTCGATGGCTCGGCAGTCGCTACTGGTGCAGAATGGGTAGTAGCCAGCGTGCGACCCTAGCCCGTAGCCTTGTGTGCCTTCGATGATGATGTGGTTGAACGGGCTGTTCAGGCTGTCGTTCAGCATTTCGGTTGTATCGACGTCGCCACCGTACAGTTCAGCGGTCCGCATAATGCGCGCTGCTCTCGCTGCTCCGATTCCCTTGGCTGTTGAGCCTAGGCGTTCGTGCATTGTGTTGGTCTGCTCAATCCTGATGTGCTTGTCGTCGATTACGGTTGCTTCGCGGTCGATGAACAGTCGGTCGCTTGCGTTGTACCCCGCTTTGTCCAGCGCGTCTATTTCGCTTCGCAAGACGTCAAAGTCAATCTCTGACCCCGCTGCGATGATGAGCGTACTGAGCGGATTTGTTACGGCTGTGACTGGAACAGTGCGCAGTTTCCACGCGTAGTTGTCCTCGCCGTCTGGTCCGTTTCCGTAGACGGTGTGACCAGCATTTGGTCCTGCTACGCGAACTCCGATGACGCTGTAATCGTCGCCCTGACTTAGGTGTCCAGCGACTGCGCCCTTACCTTCTGAGCCGAATTGACCTCCGACTACTACACTGACTTTCGACATGTGTTTCTTACCTTCCTGTTTGGATTTCTACTCTAACCTACGACTTGCAGGTCAGTCAAGTTCTGATTTGGGTACGGCTGTGGCTCGTATTTGAGTGCCTTTAGCAGTGTCCGCTTGTCTGTTTTTGACGCCATTATCGCCACGTATCTGTGCTTGCGCGGACGGGATCGGTAATAGAAGCGGTCGCCGTATAACATTTTGATTTTCTCTAGGTCTTTCTGGTCTCCCTCGAGTTTCTTGGCTATGTGTCCGAGTGCTCGGCTGTGTAGGTGCTCCAAGCCCTTCACTGCCCATTCCGTGCGCGCCACCGTCAGCCCCGTGTAGATGAAGTTGGTCGCTTGGTATACGACGCCCGTGTGGTTGTGCGACGTGTCAGCGAAACTCACTACGACGGTCGGCTTGGGCAGTCGTTTGAGCGACGCTCCCACCAATATGGACGCTTCGTTCGGGCGGTTGTACTTCAAGCACAGCCTGTTGAGTTCAAGTACTTTGTCCGCGTGCGCTGGTCCACATAGCCCTTTCTGGAGCGTGGACGATGCTGGGCTTCCGAATGTGCACACGCCGACCAGTTCGCCATCACAGAACAGCCCGAATGCGTAGGCGATTGCTGGTATGCGTTTGGCGTAGTGGATTTCAAGCAGGTACGGGTAGGTGTCCTTGCTGTCAATCGGCGCGACTGCGTATTCGGGTTTGCTCACGCTTTACACCCTTTCACGTGCTCCACGCGAGCGTCCACAATGTAGTGGCATTTCGGGCAGTTCAGTTCCACGAATGTGCAGGTCAGTCCGCACGCTTGCTTGTGCCGTTGCTCCGCAAAATCCGTGCCCGTGTGCTGGCAGTCTGGGCAGGTCATGATGCCTGCTCCAGTACCTTGGCTTTGGTCGGACGCTTGCCGAATGAGAACAGCACGTCGGTGTCGCTTGGTGTGACTGACGCGGTGAACGCTACGCGGTCGCCACGCTCTGGGTCAATGCTGGACGGCACTGATACCCACACTAGCCAGCCAGCGTCGGTCTTTACTGTCATTTTCAGCGTTGAGCCGTAGCCGTAATCTTCGGTCCACTTCAAGCCGACCACAGTGCCGACTACGTCAACGCGACCTTCGGGTGCGCGTACGCCTGACGCTAGCAGTGCTTCGCGGTCTGCGTCGCGGTCTGCCTTCTTGATGCGGTTCTCATCTGCCTGCGCCATCAACTTAACTGCAAGCGCAATCTGCTTCTCGCTCAAGACAGCGTGTGCGTTAAGTGAGCGGTGTAGGTCGTCTAGGATTGCGTGGTCGCCAGCGTACCCTTCCAATTTCGCCATTTCTGGGTAATCATTCAAGAAGGTTGCTAGGCGTTCTGCCTTGGTCGCGCGCTCTGCGTGCAACTTGGCTTCTTTGCGTAGACGCTGAAAGTCTGATGCGGTCTCGATTGAGAAGCGATTGTCTAGGCACTGCTCGCCAACCCAGATGAACTCCTGCACATCATCGCGCACCATTAGTGCTGCGTAGCGAATGCGAACGCCACAATGTCCGCACTGACCTGAGCCGTGTGCGCCGACTTTGTAGCCCATCTGCCACACCAGTTGGTTTACCATCTGAGCGCGTGCGCGGTGGTTTATTTCTTCATTGAGGTCGAATACGCCCCAACAGTTGTATGCGTTCGGGTCGAACTGTGCGCTTGCTGGTGCGTGTGCGTCTGTACGATTCGCCATGATTAGTTGCCTTCTCTCTCTCTACGAAGCCCCGTTTGACTTCGTAAAACCAGTTTAACACATGGCTTGCCCCAGCGTCAAGTCGGGACACGCCGACGCCCAGAAGCCCCGTCGTTACGGGGTTTTCGACCCGTAGTGCCACCAAAACCCGTGGGCGACGGCGTCTTTCGCGTGTTGCGTTCCCTTAGGCATCTCAAATCCCTCTGCCTTCATGCGAGCGAACGCTGGCTTCTTTATGCTCGCAGGTTGCATATGCACTGGCGACCCGATGCGATTAGCCAAGAACTTCAATGCGCCAATCATTTGGCTCGTTTTCATATCATTAAATCCGAGGTTTTGCGCCATCCATGGGTAGAGCCTGAACTCTTCAATCACAACGGCGTCGAATTGAGTGACTTCGATGATTTCGCACATCTGAATCGGCGTAATCGTTTTTGCTTCGATGATTGAGCCACCTAGCCAAAAACACACGCCCACGTGCTTGTCTGCAGGGTCAATGCTGACCACGTGCAGATTCTTCATTTTGCCCATTGTTTATAGTCCGCCTTGAACTCGATGTTGAACAGCGACTCAAACACGCCCACTAGCACATCACGCACTTGCTGGACAACTTGCTCCGCGTTCTTGTTTGGAACTTCCAACACCATCGAATCATGAATCTGTAACAGCAACAAATCAGGGAATTGACGTTCAACTTCGACCATCGCCATTTTCATCGCTTCCGCCACTCCACCTTGAATGACTGCGTTAAACGCTTTATGACTTTGCTCATCGAGACCCCAGTGACGCAAGCGTCCACTAATCAGTTTCACGTATCCACGCTTCTGCACTGCTTGGTCTGCGTACTTTGCAGCGCGCACGAACTCGGGGAACGCACTGCGGTACTGGTCCACCCATTTGCGCACTTCGCCCTCACTCGCATCAACGCCAGTGTGCATTTTGATTTGCTCGCGTGTAGTGCGCACTCCCGCGCCGTACAACATACCAAACGTGAGTCGCTTGCCGACTGAGCGGTACTGCTCCCAATCAGGGCTGTCTTTAGTAATGCCAAATACCAACATTGTGGTCGCGTCGTGTGCGTCCTCGCCACGCATTAATCGCTCGCGCATTGGCACGCAGTTAGACACCGCTGTGGCTACGCGAATCTCGGCTTGGCTAATATCAATCTCCCACAACTGGTGGTTGCCTTTCGGTTGGAAGAACGCACGCACGCCTTCAACTCCATCGCCGAACAGTTGTTTCAGTTGGTAGTCGTGCGGAATCGCCTGCAACTGCACACGCTCTACACTCAACCGACCACTAACTACTTTGGTCTGCCTGAAGTTCGTGCGTAGTCGCCCATCTTGTCCAACCAGTTTGCCCCAGTTGCCGTACCATTTCTCTAGCGCGCTTTTCACTTCAGTCCAGCGTAGGTACGTTTTCGCGTGTGGCACGTCCTTCTTGGCTAGTTTGGTCACGGTCTCATTGTCTAGGCTTGGTGACCCGCTTGCGCCGACTTTGCTCGGTATCAGACCCAGTTCGCCATAATAGTAGGCTTTAGCCGCTGGAATGGTCGGCTTGAACGGCAATTCGTTTTCGAGTTCGACCTTGAGCGCGCGCAAGATGTCCGCCGATTTTTCGGCTCGCTTGGCGTCGAATCCGATACCGCGCTTTTCCATTTTGTATAGGACCTTCATTAGTTCGACTTCGCGGTCCGCTAGTACGGCTAGGTGCTGGTCGTCGGTCTCAAGTCTGCGCCACTGCCATTCGGCTAGGCGGTAGGTCAGCATCGCGTCTTGTGTTGCGTACGGTCCGACAACTGACCAGTCCAATAGGTCGTACCGTTTGGTCAGCCCTGTACCCTGCTTGCGTAGCGCGGTTTGGACGTCGTGTTGCTCTTGCGCCACGTGTTCGCCGAACAGTCGTGCGCAGGTCGGTTTGAGTCCACTGGTCAACAGCGGTTCGAACAGTTGATGTGTGATTTGGGTGTCCCAGATGGTCTGTGCCACTAGGTCCACGCCACCCCATTCACGCGTGCCTTCGGCTAGCATGTGCAGGTCGAACTTGGCATTGTGGAACACTAACTGTTGCTTACTGAGCCAGAACATCAGGTGCGCCCACTCGTCTCGGTCGAGGTTGATGTCCTCGTCGAACGGGCTGGCGGTTGTGCCTGTCTTTTCAGCGAAGCGTCCTTGGTCGAACGGGAACGCAAATCCGACAATGCCTGCTTCTAGTCGTGGCTGTGTGCCTTCTTCTCGCCACGCCACACTAACTACTGACACGGTCGCGCCATCATCAACGTGTAGACCGCTGGTCTCAGTATCCACGGCGACGACCAGTCCTGTAACATCTGGTAGCACTTCGGTTGGTTTATCTATCTTCATGTGTCTCACCCTTCCGAGAGAACGAGTAGGTTTAGGCGCGCATGCGCGCACACGTAATTAATTCTATTCCAAAATATGAGACACCGAGACACAAGGTCCTTCTTCCCCAAACGACGGGGTTCTGTGTGTCTCAACCCCCCTGTGGCACTAATTGTGGCACATAGGCTTCTAATCCGAGACACCGCTTGACTCCTTGTCTTGTTCGATTTGTGTCTCACCCTGTGCCACGCCCTCTGTCTCACATGAGCACGGGCTGAATGTGATGATTGGGTGGTCGTTTTTGTACTCGACCAGAGCGTGGGTGCAGATTTTGGACACGGTCACCGTCACCTTAGCCTTTTTCGGCTCAGGCGGTTTGGGGGCTACAACCCAGACCGACACGAACCCCCCAACCGTCAATCCCGCTGTGAACAGCCCTGCGTACATGAATAGGTCTCTTACCATGGTTACTCCCAACCGTTGTTTGCGATTTCGATGACGCGCTCTGACCAAGTACCGTCTAGAGCCACGTAACGGGCTTTCGGAGCGTCTCTGCCGACTCCAGTGCGCTTGAACACCGACCCAGTTATTCCGAGGGCACGGAGCTGCGCTCTGATGGCTTCGGGACTATCTAGGCGGTCGTTCTTACCGCGCTTCCTCAATTCCTTCTGCCAAGCAGCAGCCAAGCGGTCAGGGTGTAGGTAGACCAGACCATTCTCAACGAACGCTGGTGGCTCGCCCCCCATGCGGTCAATCATCTGCCCAAACTCGTCAATGATAGCCCACGGTAGTAACTTCGTTACCAGCGTGTTCTCTGAGCCGAAATCGCGCTGTCCTTCGCACCATGCGTCCACTAGGCGCACGACACTCTCGTCGTCGATGATGTCCGCTAGAATCCTAGCAGCATTTCGAAGAATCGCTAGCACTTCGTGGTGACGACCATGTCCAGTTCTAAGGTCAGTTACTTCGCCAATCATGTGTTCACGCTGAAGTGCTAGCATGACCATCGTACCAGCGTATTTACTCAAATCGCCTTCAACGCGCTCGAGTCGTTTAACGTCGTCCCATTGTGGGTAGTCGCCCTTCGTGCTTTTGCGTCCAACTGGACTTGGCACGTCAGTTAGCAATACGCGCCTGTCGCGCTGTGCTTTCTCGCCACCGCCCAATTCGCCAAGCGATTCGCCCGTGATTAAAACTGGTGACACCAACTTGATATCAACTGTGCCTGTGTTGTCTGCAGCCTTCTTGCCTTCAGACCCTTCGCCAGTTGCTTGGCGCAGTAAGTCTGCGATGTTGTCTAGTCGGTTTGAGTCGTCAATGTGAACGATTCCGTTTCGGTGCGCGCCAATTGCGTCGCGTGTTGCTGCCTTGGTCCACTCGCCGAATCGCGTTGTGCCAGCCAAGTTGAGCATTAGCCTAAAGAATCCTCGAGTTTTACCGCTCTCGCTGGACGCTTCAATAGCGAAGTAAGGGAAGTGACCGATTGCGCCCATGTACTGACCTTTGAGCAGTGTGGCTATCCACCACGCGCCGAATACAGCGGTCACGGTCTCGTCGTGGAAGGTCAACACTTCGCGCAAGACTTCCACTGCGCGGTCGGGGTTGCCCATTCCGTACACGAACGGAGCAAGGTTCTGCAGGGCTGGATTTGGCATCACACCTTCGTGGGCTTTCATACCAGACGCCGTGATTACGCCCTCATGCGTGACGAATCCGATACCGTCCACCCAGCCAAGGTGCGGTACTTCCTTGTACAGCGTCGGCTGTTGGCTCTCTAAATAGCGGAGCAATCGTGCGCCTACAGCGACGCGGCTACGGTTGTCGTTCTTTGGGGCTACAACGGAGACGCCGTGCTTGGCTAGCCAACTGAGTGTGTCGTTCATGCGTCCAAGCATTGAACCCTTGATTAGGTCGTCGCGACTCTCGCCGTCGGACCGATGGAGCGTGACGGCGTAGGTGCGACCGAGCGGTCCGTCGATAACACCGCGCGCTTCGAGGTCGGCGTTGCACCAGCGGTCTGTTCCAGACACGCGAACTCCACCGCTTTCAGTTACGGTCTCGGTGTAGAGCCAAAGCCCGTCACCAATAAGCCAACCTGAGTCGGCTGTCGGTACGTCTGGCTTGGCGTGCTCTTTGTCCCACACGCCGATTTTCTTCTCGATTTCGTCCTCGGTCAGCGGTTCAGGCAGCGCGCGGTTAATGGTGTGCAACAGCGACAGATAGGCGTCGCGGTACGGCACGATTTTGGCTAGGTGACCTGCGACTCGAGTTATCCACACGTCGCGACCGCCCTCAGATGGTGGGTCACTTAGTAGGCTGGATAGCAGGCTTTTTGGTCCGTTTGGGTCTGTGTCGCTGTCGGTTGCGGTCTGTTGAATCTTGGCTATCGGTGCGTCCTGCAGGCAATCCAGCCCTCGCACGAATGTGTAAACATGACCTGACTCATGTACGCTCGGCGGAGCGATTACGCCACCACCGTCACCGCGAATGTCGAATGAGATGCCCATTTCTCGCTGTGCGATTCCGCTGGACCACGACCTGATGCTCTCTCCAACTGGAATGCGTAGCCAGTAGTGGTAGCCTTTGCTGGTCTTGACACATGTGGTGTTGTCTAGCAGTTCTGCGCCTAGCCGTTCGCGCCAATAAACGTCACCACCGCGTGAGTCGCAGTCGATGACGACGATTCCGCTCGGTTCGCCTGTGGCTATCCAGATGTTGCGGTCTTTGTCGAACCAACTGGCGATTTTTGCTCGCGATGGGCGGTCCTGCGCTACGTCACGCCATGAGACCGTCGGTGCTTTACCTCGGGCTGGCAGTGGGAGCAGACCTGCGTCAAATAGTTCTAGTGCTTGTTCTTTGTTTGGCATTTGAGTTCTCTCTAAGACGGCACGGTCGGCACACCCGTTATGAGCATGCCGACCGTCCGAGTGGTTAGTTGGTTAGAATGCGAAGTCGTCTTTCTTGCTGTCGGCTACGTCTGCGTCGCCAACTGGCTTGACTGTCTCAATCTGGTTGGTTACTTCACCAGCACGTGCACCCATTTGGATTGTGCGCTGAATGACAACAGCGCGCACACGCTTGCCCAACAGTTCATCGGTGTCTGTGGCTGGTGTAGCACCGAACGCACCGAACACTTCCTTCAACTTCCACAGTGCTGCTTCGCTCAGGCTGGTGTTCAACCAGAAGCGACGACCTGCGAACTCTTCACCGTCTGGAATCTCGAACTCCCAAACCCAGTACGGACCTTTTTGTCCTTCACGGACGTCAACACCACGCAAGCGCACAGTGTAAACACCCTCTTCTAACGGTTCAAAGCCTGAACCACCTGATGCTTCTTCGACGGCTGACGCCATCACCTTATTGAGTTTCATGTTATTTCTCTTCCTGCGCGGTTTCGCGCTGTTGTGATGCTTCACGCGCTTCTTTTTGGCGTGAATCGGTTTCGGCTGTGAGGTCGCCATTTACGTATGCGACAACACGGTCCAGTGTTGGGTCAACGAGAGTCTGTGGCAAAATGCCAAATCGGTCTTTGCCAGTGAACTTGCCAACTGGTTTACATGTACCGATGTGGAACTCTTTGCCACCGATTTCGCGAACCTCGGTGTGAATGATGACATCAACGTATCCCATGAGGTCTGTCTGGAATGCTGGTGTCAACGCTGGCGAGTAAGTGACACTTCCGTCGTCATCTACTTCGCGCTTAGGTAACGCTCCGAATGCCACGTGACATGGCAGGTCTCGGAATCGTCGTGTGAGTCGTCGCATTTGTTCGGTTACGACGCCCCAATCTGCTCGGTCAATCTGAAACGGGTCGCGGTCCATGCCACGGCTTGACGCCTTGGTGACCGCTTTGCCGATGATGTTCTCGAGCAGAATCTTTTGAATCTCGGTAACTGAGTCCAAAATCACAGCCGAAATCGCAGTTGGGTCGTCGTCGAGTCGTGCTTTGACCTCGAAGTAGACCTGCTCTAGCGATTCGAATGTGATGGTTTGATGCGGTTCAATCTGGTCGGTCGGAATCCCGAGCCGAGCCAGTGGTCCTCGCTTTAGTCCGCTCTCTGCGTCAATGTAGAGAATCGGACCTAGACGCGATGCACTTGACATCGCAGTTGTTTTGCCTGAACCTGCGTCTCCGTAGTAAAGAATCTTCACTACTTCGCGCTGGTCCGCGAGTGTTGCTCTCGCTTTCTTAGCAGTTGCCATTCGCTTGCCTTCCTGTTGTTTGTTTTCTCTGCGCGAGTTGACCGTCGCGCTCGGTGTCCTACAAGGCTAGCACATAGAATGCCAGCCTGACAAGTTAGTGTCGGGTGAAGTTTTGAACGAAACCCGTCTCAATCAAGTAACCGCGCGAGCCACCGCGTCCGTCTTTCGCTCCGAACAAGCACGCTTCGGTGTACGGGCAACGCCACCTGCACGTGTCGGTGTTGTAATGGCGCGGTAGGTCCACCTGCGTTTTGTTTGATTTGCGTATGCCAGCGTACGCTTGATATGCGTCTTGGTACGCGTCCAGTGCGAGACGGTCTAACTCGGCGTCGCTCTTTGCGATGAGTGTCCGACTGAATCGGTCGGTTAACGCCATCTCGCCCTTGTTGCGTTGTGTGCGAAGCGTGTTGTAAATCATGCCGTGGATTGGGTAGCCAAGTTGACGCATCGCCCACGCATACAGCCCGAACTGGACGTCGAGGTCGAGTTCTTTGTCGCTCGGTAGTCGCGCTGCTGTCTTGTGGTCGACCAGCCACAAGCGTCCGCGCCAGTTGACCAGTAAGTCAATCTTGCCCTTCAACTTGATATTACTGTTCTTGCCGTCGGGCTTGGGTAGCGGTAGCACGAAGTCGTGTTCGACCTCGACTACTTTCCATTGTTCGTCTCGCCCGTACTGTTCGCCGTAGCCCTGCACAATCCAGTGTACGAGTTCGCCGATGTCGTCTAGGTAATCGCCATTCTGGTCGAATACGACCTCGCTTTCGCGTGCGACCTGTTCAATCGTGGTGTTGTCTCCACGCTTCAATGCTTCGTACCAGTTTTCGAGGACGGTGTGCACTCGCTTACCTCGGTCCAGCGCTGCTGAGTCTACGGGTGAGACCCAGCGTTCGCCGTACGCGAGTTGGTGCTTGAACGGACACTGTCGATATGTGTCCAATTCGCTAAATGAGATGATGGGCATTACGATACTACTCTTCCTTGTAGTGCGTGCTGAAATTTCAGCAACAGTTTTTCGCTTACTTCGCCAACCTGACGCTTGGCTTCTTGCTCGGACATTTCGCCTGTGTTGACGGCTAACCGTAGTTTGGCTAGCCATCGGGCGTCATGTCCTGCTTTGAACCGTCCGCCTGCTGTCAACTCGGTGCAACCGCAGTGGCACACTTTCGTCTTGGCTTCGGGTTTCGGTTTCTTTGGCTTTGAGACCACTAGTTCACCTAGCGTCTCGCGCCAGTGCGCTCGGCACTCAGATTCGGCGTGACTAGGAGTTGGTTTGACTCGACTACTCCAGCCACATTCGCATCTGGCGACGAATCCGCTCTGCTCTTGGTACACGTCACACGGGTGGTCTTTGTCCGTGTTGGCGTACATTTCGCATAGAACGCACAGTCGGTCGTTATTGTCGGGGTACGTCGTCTTACACATGGCTACGCCACGCTCGTCCCTGATGTGGTAACTCATTCGTTCGCCAACAACATTAGTGCCTGCTTAACCACAGCGTTCTTGTCTGCAATCCAGTTGCCCTCGCTGTGGTAGCGTGCGGTGGTCCAGTTGCTAAAATCGTGTAGCACGTCAATCAACAACCAAGTGCTGGCTGGCAGTGGCAGTCCGTAGACGGTGCGCATTCCATCGACTGACGGGTATTTGGCTACGACCTGTCCAGTCTTCTTCAAGCGGATAGCGGTCAACGCCATCTGCCCTGCGTGGTCGGTCTCTTCTACGCGGTCGGCGTTATCGTACATTAGTTTTCTCCTAGTTGGTTGTGTTGTGTGTCTTTCAAAATCTCGCCTAGCCAGTTCAGTCCTTGGACGGAACTCTCCAGCGAGAATACCTCTTCCCAGTCCACGAAGGTATCTGGAAGGGCTTTGGATACCTTCGCCCGTATTTCGCGCCCAAAGGAAGTCTTGTGGGCGTCCCGTGACGCTTCTTGGACCACGTCGTGCGCCTGCTTCCGCGGAATCCCCGCCCGCATAAGAGCGGCTAGGACACGGTGGCTGTAGACGTCATCGTGGACCATGACCTGCTCGAACATGATGTGCGTGTTGACCTTCATGCTCTCGACCAAGTTGCGGGTCTCGCTCAGTACGAAGCAAACCGCGTGGCTCAAGTCGGGCAGGACCACTCGCTCAATCGATGAGTGCGCCATGTCCCGCTCGTGCCACTGGACCACGGTTGACTCCAGTGATGTGGCGTAGGTCCGTGCTAGTCTCGCCATTCCACAAATCCGCTCGGCGGTGATGGGGTTGCGCTTGTGTGGCATAGCACTTGAACCCTTCTGCCGTGAGCCGAATGACTCGCGAATCTCGCCCACGTTACCGTGTGCGGACAAGCGGATTTCGGTCGCGATGGCTTCGCACACCGACACCAAATTCGATAGGCAGTGCGCCCAATGGACCAGCGAGTCACGCATGACAATCTGGCTGGCAACTGGTGTTGGTCGTAGCCCAAGTTCTTCGGCGACCACGCATTCGACGTCGCGACTGATGTCGGCGTACGTGCCAGTCGGTCCGCTAATCTTGGCGACTGCGCAATCCGCCAGCGCGCTGATTAAGCGGAGTGCACCGCGGTCGAGCGCAAGCATGAAGTCTGCGACCCTATGCCCCCAGAGGTCCACCGTACCTCGCTGTCCGTGGGTGCGCCCGACGCGGTACGTGCGCCAGTGCTTTGTTGCTTGGTGGTGCAACTCTGTTGACAGTTCAACTGTGAGGGCGACGATGTAGCGCGTGGTCTGCTCAATGGCTAGTGCCTGCGCGGTCTCGACCAAGTCACTGCTGGTCATGCCTAGGTGCGCGAACTCCGCGCCCCAAGCGTCAAGGAACGCCACTACGTCGTGACGGGTGTACTGCTCTTGCTCGCGTACTTGCTCGGGTGTCGGCACTGGCTGATTGACCGCTTGCTTCCAAGCCGAGTCTGGCAGTACTCCCTCTACGACCTGCGCACTGAGCACTGCCAACTCGACCTCGACCCAGCGGGCGATTTTGCTTGTGTCGGACCAGACTTCAGCGATGAAGTCGTCCTCGTATCGGTTAAGCATTAGTCACGTCCGCGTCTGCTCTGCGGTTTACCGCGTAACGAACGTCAAACATCGCGCTTGAACTGACTTGGTAGACCTTGCCGTTGTTCGCTTTGCCGAAGTAGTAGGTTGAGTCCTCGAAATTGATTTGGGCGATAAACATCTCAGGAGTGTTAGCAAACGCTTCAAGCGCAAGGTCGGTTGCGGTTGTTAACTTGCGGTCTGCTTCAGTCTTACGGTCTGCACTTGCTACGCGCTCGGCTTCAAATGTGCCAACTGGAGCGATGCGGACCACGTAGTCATTGATGTCGTACCAATCGGTTGCGGTCTGCGGTGCGGTGAACTCAAAATTGTCACCATTCCATTTAAGTTCAAGCGAGTTGAACTCGGTCATTCCTGCGCGACCTGCTGCTGCGATGAATGCGCGCCAGTTGGCTACGGTCTTGACCTGAACCTTGTACCAAGTAGCGTACTTGGCTTTGTATTCTGCGGTCTCTTTGTCTTCATCGTATACCCAGTATGGAGCGTCAGGGAAAACTAGTGATTCGATTTCGCTTGCGTGAATCATGACTTTGCTACGGCGTGCGCTACGTCCGTGGCTTCTTTGTAGTGATACTTTTACGTCGTACTGTACGCCTTCAACCATCATTACGCCTTCAACGCTGTTGGTCTTTGTTACTCTGCTCATTTTACTCTCGATTTCTCTCGCTACGAGGGCGGTGTTGCCCTTGTAGAACCAGTTTAACACACCCTTTGACGGGCTGTCAAGTCGGGGGTCTGCCCCGTGTGTCGGGGGCGTCCGAACCCCCAAGCCAAGGGAGCGACTTGGGGGGGGGGGTCGGGGTCGGGGTTACGCCAGTTGATGTGTGATTTGGGAGATGGACGGTTCGTCGTTGTCGTACTCCCAGTTGCGACAGTCGCAGGTGTTCTCGCATTCGACCACGCCACCACGCGCTAGGTCGATTAGGTCTTTCCAGCAGTCGGTCAGCGTGTACTCACGTGTCCAACTCATGTGTTCGCCGTGACGCGCCCACACTTTGCCCTTAGGTAGTGCGTAGTCCACGGTCCAGCACTGCTCGATGTCAAAGTACTCCGTGCCTGCGTGCTCCGCGCCCAACTGCGCCATTAGTGCTAGTGCTTGTGATTTGTAACTCATTAGATGCTCTCCTGTTCTGCCATGCCCATTTCGGCACGGTACTTGTTGATTAGTCTTACTTCGCTGTGGTCGCGTGTGTGGTAGTCGTGCAGACCTTGTCGCACTAACGCTCGCACCGTGTACCGCGCGCTGGTCACCAGCCCGTTGTCGTCCATGTCGTCCATGTTGCCGAGTGCGTAGTACAGCGCGTCACTCATTAACTCTTCCGCGTCAGCAAATGACAAGGTCACCGCAAGACGGTTACCCTTGCTGACGCAAGTGAATGAGTCATTAACGAGTTGACGCTGAAAGTGGTCCTCAAAGAATCGCTCGGGTACTACCAGCGCGACGTCATTTGAGCGTCCCAACTTGGCGTTAGTCTGCTCGCGGTCAAGACCGCACCAGTCATCGTCACAACCTTCGCATGGTCGCAAGTAATTGAGTAATGACCACGCGTCGTTGTATACGTCGAATGGCGACTCACCACTGGCAGTCATGCCGTGGCTAGTGCCGTACCCAGCGAATATTTGATTCACTGCGTCGAGTTCGATACAGTAGTCGCCACCAAAGGCTTCTACAACTCGAACGTTCATCTTGCTTGCTTTTGCTAGTAATTGATTTTTGGTCGCCATGATTACTTACCTGCCAATTCGGTGAATGATGCGTCTGAAACAAGTTGCGTGTACAGTGTGCCTGCAACGCGGATTTCGTACATGTTGTCTTCTGCCTTGATAGCGTAGACCTGTGTACCCATGTCAAATGACCGTGCGCCCTGACGCACTTTGGTCACTGGATTTGTTACCGCCATCGTGATTGGGCGGGTGGTGACTGCTTCGATTACCTTAACCATTTCTTACTCCCTCTGTTGGGGGCGGTTTCCCGCCCTGTATATTACCAGTTTAACACATGGGTTGACCGGCTGTCAAGTTGGGGGTAGGGGACTGGCGTGTCGTAGCCCAGCCCCCTCGCTCCCTACGGGGTTTCGGTCGAGACGATTCGGACGGTGTTGCCCCTGTTGGCGTAGTGAGCGTTCCACTTGTCCAGTTGCTTCACGGCTAGGTCCGCACGACCGCACCAAGTAATAATGCCCCAACCGCGCTGTACGTGCTTAATGGTCTCGGGTGTCAACGCTAGTGCTTCTGCTAATTCTTGCTCGCACGCATCAATTACGGCGTACAAGCGCGCTTCGATTTTAGCGCAGTTGTCCTCGTACGAAACGATGGTCACCTCAGGGTAACCTTCGGTCGATTCGCCCTTGCTGTTGCACCATGGAGTGTGGACGCCATCACCAGCGAATTTGAACTCGAAGTTGTGGTAGCAAGGGTCGCCCTTGTAATCGATGTCTGGATTAACGTCGCGAACGAAACTACGCTTAACGACGTTTACCTTCTTGCCACTAGCGATGAACAGTGCTAGTTTTTCTTGCGCTCTAGCCAGTGACTTCTCCGCAAAAGCGATACGCTCTGCGATTGCCATGTCCAGATTGTCTGGTCCGACTTCAATTGCGAATGGGTAGGTGCGGTTTGCGCTGTTGCGCTTGCTTACTGTTCCGTCTTCGTGACGAACGATGTGCTTGTTCATTTCTTACTCTCTCTCTCGTTAGGGGGTCTGGTTGAACCCGATACATCAAGTCTAACACATTACTTGACCACGTGTCAAACCAGACCCCTCTTAGCGTGTCGAACCCGTCAGGAACGGGCGCGACGGGTGGCTGGGTGACGACGGCGCGCTAGTTCCGTTCCGCGCTCGTCCTCGCGTCCTTCGTTGTAGCCGATAGCGTAACCGCCCAAAAAAATCATGAACACGCTGGCTAAAACGCCGATTGCTGAAATCCACATGTCTTACTCCTTTCCTAGTGGGTTGAATCCGTATTTCTTGACTAGTTCGTCGTAAATCGGGGTCGATTCCGACTTGTATTTGCGCGCGTACCAGCGACGCTTTAAAGCGGATAAAATATTTCACCTCCCGCGTAGATAGTTTGTAGCACCAGCGACTTGTGGCGCGCTGTGGTCACGGTGTAGTTGTCCTGCACCACGTACCAGCGTTCCATTGTCGGGCTGTAGATTGCGATGACTTGGTTGTACGACTTGATGATGTACGAACCAGTCGCTTCGCGCACGCCACTCATTGACGGGTGAATGAATGAACGCTTGCGCTCAACTGCCCAGCGGACTTTGTCTAAATTGGTGGCTTTGATTGTGGTCTTGTCTTTGTAGGTGTTGGTGTTCTTGCTCATTACTTGCTCTCTTTCTTTGATGGCGGTGTGTAACGGACCTTGCTGTATGAGATATTGTGTTCGCGGGCGTACTTTCTTTTCGCTTCGACGATAGCCGCTGATAACTCGCGCGCTTCGACTGTAGTGACTAGCATGTTGATTACGCGGAGAATTGGACCTGCGAAGTCGTCGCTAAGACCATCTGTTCCGTCTGGAATAGCGTTCGCATTCCACATCATGTACAACCAGTCGATTGCGTCGTTAAGGTCGTCGATGCTTGGCTTACCTGCTGATTTGATTAATTTTTCATTCATGATTAAGCGTCCTGTCCCATGGTCTGAATGAATGCGGTGTCTACTTGAACTGTGCCAGCGTCCCACGCTTTGCTGTGACAATCCACGCAAACTTCGTTAGGAAACACTTCTAGCCAGTGCATTTCTGCGCCACACTTGGTGCAGGGCTTGTCGTGATTGCGGTCAAAATCTAACATGATTAAGCACCGACCTTGCGTAGGTACTCAGAATAGCAGTATTTGATTTCGGCGCGGATTTGTGCGTTTGTTGCTTCGCTGAATCGTAGCGAGCCACAATTCATTTCGTATAGAACGCCCTTAGCAACCTCTTCGCTGACCTTTAACTGCTCAACGATTTTTTCAATTAACCACATTTTTCTCTCGATTCTCTCTACGAGGTCCGTGCTGACCCCGTACTTCCAAGTAAAACATATCCCGTGACACCTTGTCAAGTAGGTGGTACAAAAAGACCCCCATCGGCGCGTCGCTAAAGGCAGGAGAGAGTGGGAACTGCCTCGCGGAATCCGATGGGGGTCGGTTTTGGGGGGCTTAGTCTAGGCGACTAGGCTCGGGTTCGACACGGCGTCAAACACGTTTTCGCGCAAGAACTCACTGAAGGTGACTGGACCAGCCGAGTAAGCGGAGGTCAAGTCGTCCATTTTCAGGTCGAACTCACTTGAAATCTTGATGAGAGTGCGGACGCTAGGGAGTCGGTGACCGTTACGCATGCGTGAAGCCATGGTAAAGTGACAGCCGACGCGACTAGCGAACTCTTCGTTTGTGATAGCCATTCGTGCTCCTTTCGTTTGTTCTAGTCAACCACAGACTTAGCCTGTTTGTCAACTTACAAAATTGCCAATTCACACCAGCCAGAGTCGTTCAGCACGAACGTCACCTGACCTGTTCCGTTGTGGCGACCAGTTGCTTCGGCGTACCAGTCTGAACCGCCATCTTGCGCATTGATTTGTAGCCACCAACGACCCTGCGTGACCTCAACCATGCGGAAATGGTGAAAATGTCCAGTGATGAGCATGTCCGCATCAGCAACAGCACGATTGCCAAGGGCTTGTCCTTCCCACCACTTGCCGATATCGCCACTACGCGCTTGATGCCCATGCGCTAAACCGACGATTTTGTTGCCAACCTGAAGCGAAACACTTAATTCGTCGCGCGGTAGCAACCACTGAATGTGACCGTACAAGTCAGGCATCGCAGACAAAGTCTCGGCTACCGTTTCCCACACCGCCACGTCATCGTTGTCATTTGCAGTGGTGAACGATTTTGAACCTCGTCTATTTTCGCCGTGATTTCCGCCAACAGCAGCGACCGTGACTTTGTCGAACAACTGCGACCAATCCATCAAAGCGTTGCGCGCGAGACGTCGCACGATTTTGTTCTGGTCACGTCGGTCTAACTCGACGCCAAACGCCTGTTGCTCGTAGTGACCGTTACAGCCTTCACCTAAATCACCAGCCGAAAGCACGACCAGATGTCCGAGGTCGTAGCCAGATGAGCGCAAATGTTCAACTCGATGGGCTACCGCTTCGATTGAGTGTTCAATTCGAGCAATCGTACCTTCAAGCCCGTCGCCATCTGGCTTGCCGATTTGCCAGTCGCCAATAGGAACAACGAAAGCGGAGTTACCAGTAGGTCGTGGCTTGGCTTTGCGACGGTCGCGCTTGAGTGGCTGAGTCAGGGCTTCGATTTCGCTGGCGGACAACCCCGAGGTGCGTGTGCGAATCTGTGCTTTGTACGCCCACAGTTGGCGTTCGTCGTAGGTCTGCCATGTGGAGATGCGAACAGGTTCAATCACTTCGTAGACGGCAGGGTCGAAACCCCAGTCGCGTAGTTCGTTGTCCCAGTTCCCAACGGGGGTCTCCCGTGGCTTGGTTGTGATACTGCCCGAGTTGCCTTCTAGCACCACCCCCGCGACCCAGCCGTTTGGCTCAGATACCGCGGAAGGCTTGGACAAGGACGCGAGAGTCGGCAGGCTACGAATTTCTGCAGGCTGTAGCAACTGTTCGACGCGGTCGCTGAACTTGCTCACCAGCGACACCTACAAGCATCAGACCGATGTTTGCTAATGGTTTGCGCGCCAATATCCACTTGTAATTCCTCGCTGATGAGTGTTGAGACAACTCGGGCGGTAAACTCCGAGCCGAGTAACTTGAGCAGGGCTTCGGTGTCCTCTTCAGACAGAGATGCTTTGAGTTTATCCAAAGCGCACCCCGCTTTAGGCACTTGGCGGAACGTCCTTGTGGCTGTGCGGACCGCCCACTCCGTATTCGTGGGTGATAGGGGTAAGCCAGAACACGACGGCGATACCAGCCGCCGAAACCGCGCCAGCGTTGATGGCGTTGGTCAGCACCGTCCACCAGTGAAGTCCAGTTACGCCACCCGCGCTGTTGACAGCGTTGATGAGTTCGTAGCCAAACGCGCTGGCAAATGCGATGATAACGTGCTTTACTGACGAAGGTAACTTATCGAATGAGAACACGGCGACCTACTTCGGCATCGTTGGAAGTTGTAGTATGGTGTCGTTGTAGACGGACGCCCAGCCGAGGTACTTCTTGCCCCAGTGCGTGACGAACCAATTTAACGGCACTTCGCCAACAAAGTCAGCAACGGGAGCGTCAGTTGAGATGACGATACCCTTCTTGTCAGACTGCAAGACCACGTGTCCATACAGTCCGCCCTCAAAAAAGTGCGGAGCACCAATCGGGGCTTTGCTTGGGTCAGTGTGGCGAGCGTCTTTCGGAACGTGATTCCACGCGTCAATCGCGCTGGCGTATTTGACTGGCAAACCCCATGAGTTCTGGCAGGTCGCGTGGCAACGCCCCTGTACGCCCGAGCGATGGTGGTCCATTAAGTATTTCATTTGGGCGTAGGCTTGCGCGCCCGTGAGGTGACTGACTGACATTCTTACTCCTGTTCGATGATGTGCTGTGTGAACTTACCCGACAACTCAGCGACCTTGTCGCCTATTCCGATTTGCCGTTCTTCAATTTTGCTCATTTTGTCGGTTAGTTCGTTGACCGCTTGACGGATTCCCCCGCCATTTGGTCCGAACTGCTTTTCAATAAAGTCAAGTTTATCAGAGATGCGAAGCATTTCAAAGCGCGCCTCGACTTGGGCGCGGTCCATTTTACGCCACACCGCCCAAACAGTTCCCACAGCGGGAACAACGATGCTCGCAATCTGAGACCAGTTACCAAAATCAGATAGGTTCATGAGGACACCCACACCACGCTAAGGAAGGCTTGATGAGGTGCAGTTACGGACGTGCTCAACGCACCGCCCGAAGTTTGAGTGGCAAAGATTTCGAGGTAGTCGCTTACGTTCAAGTAGACAATGCCCGAAAATGACAAATGTGCTGTAGTTCCCGCCGTCAAAGTCGATGACGTGGTAGCCATGAGCGAAGTGCTTTGCGTTCCGTTCACGTAGGCTGCTATGTTGCGGACACCAGTGGCGTTACCAGCAAACGAACCGTGTGCAGTGACGTAGTAATAGCCCGCGGTTTGGCTGGTGTAACGTGACGGATTTACGGACGTTGAGTGTCCGTTGTCGCGGTCAATGTCCTCGGTGTCGAACGTCAACGCGGTTGCTGTGCCAGTGGGCAACGACTGAGTCGTGGTTTGACGTAAAATCGCTAACGGACGAGCCAACACGAAGTTGCCCAACGCCGTAACGCTGTTGTTCATAATAGAAGCCGTTTCGACTTCACCAGCCACGAAAGTTCGTGTTGTTGGGACTATCATCTAGTATCCTATTCTTGTTGTGCCTTGTACGCCTACGCCGTCGGTTACCGCAAAGTTGTCATTAAACGAGCCAGACAATCCAGTGTTTACGCGATAGTAAACGCTAACGCCTGACGCGTGACTTGCTAGGGTGAGGGGTGACGGGTAAGTTGAGGTGAGCGGAGTTCCGCGTGTGACAGACAGCGTTGAAGTGCCTGCGCCCGAATTGACCTGCATCCACTCTTGGTCAATCAAAATGGCGGTAATACCTGCGGGTGACGCTTTGCTCAAAGACACGGACGTAGCAGACACAGACAACGCAGTGTTCAATTTCATACCACTGTCCGCTACCGCCATCACAGAAACGTTTTGTGTAGTGCCAGATGTGCCGTCAATACCGACAACTCCGCAAGTCTGCCAAGCACCCGTGTTGTCTTGTACGGACAACAGTTGCCCAATCGCAAGGTCAGCGCGCAACGTGTTTACGGTTTCGGACTGAACGTCTAAAAAGAGCCTGTTTATGGTGGGCGACGTGGAAACTACGCCCAGCGACAACGATGTCGTGTCGTACGCGTCCAAAATCGAACAAGCCGAGTTATCTAAAACCCAATACTTGAAAATGGCGGGCGATAAACTGAGCGTTGTAATCCAGTCCGCGGTTTGTGCGTCAAACTGGTGCTCAATTCGGTCAACAAAACAATCAACCGAAATAGCACTTGCTCCAAGCGGTCTGCGCTTAACGGTAACCAAATCGCCGATTTCTACGCCTAAGCACGAACTCCACGCGGAAGGGTTGCGCGCTGGTGTTAAAACGATTTGTTCAACGCGGGCGTGCGGATTTTTGTAGCGCGACAAAATGTAGTTCGCCATGTCATGCGTATCGGCTTCGCTTTGAGTATAAGTAGCGCGAGTAAACGAACGAGGAAAATAGACCCGTTGGCTGGCTGTGTCATACGCTATGTAAGGGGACGCTCCGTCACGGTCAATCTCCACTTGATTAATAATGTAAGACGGGTCAAAAGACAGAACCATTTTGTCGGCGTCAAATGGGATTTCGCCAGACGCCGTGTTTTCACCGAACACGTATTTGGGTGTAACGTTTTTGAGTCGACGTGTTCGGCTTCGCATTGTAATGAAACCCTGACCGTCCACGTAAAACTCGCCACCCTCAGTGTCCACTAAGCGTTGCAACTGGTCGATTAATTTGGTGTTATTGAAGTTCATGGTGGTCACGGTAGTTGAGCCAAGGTCAACGGCGTACGGGATATTTGTTAAACCCGCGTACTGACTCAAAATCGAAGCGAATCTGTTACCCGTGGTTTCGCCCTTAACCGAGTTTTTCGCTAACGCGGTTAACGTGTCTAATTCAGGGAAATAGCCGTTCGTGTCAAAATTAAACGCTGGCGGAGATGATACTTCGTCTGGTGTGCGACAAACGGTAAACTGCGACATGAAACCCGTGAATCCGCCGATGCTGAACTGCTTTATCTCAGGAGCGGTTGTAGTTGTAACTCCCGTAAGACTGTAATCGTTTAGCGTGAACGAATAAGTGACGCCGTCGCCGTTGTACAGATTGAGATAGTAGTTCATCTCTGTGCCGTACGTAGAATGGTGCTGTTGAAGACTGAACATGTACCACTGTCCGCTGGTTAGCGTGATGTTTGGTCCGCTATTGCGAGTCATCGTTCCGTTTGTAGTCGCAAGCGACAAAACGCCACCCGCCGAAATGTTCAAAGAAACAATAGTTCCGTCGGAGTACTGAACCCGCATTAGCCAACCAGAGTCAGCCAACCACTTCACCATACCCGTAAAAATCGGCGGGTACTGAGATGAGAGGTCGTTTACTTCATCTGTGTACAAATAAGCGTACGAACCAGACACCTGCGCGGGGGCTAAAACGGGCGGATTTTCAATTCCGAGCAAGTCGGTAGTGCTAACGCCCCACGCGATTGACGAAGTCTCTTTTACATACGGCACTAAGTTTGGTTGACCATACGCGCTTTGGTTTACGCTGTAAGTTGAGCCTGACGGTTCATCAAGCGGATAATAGTAAAGCGGAACTAAACACGGATATTGACCAGTGTCAGTAGTTCGATTTGTCAACGGCAAGTTAATAACGCGCTGGTAAAACGGCGTTTTGACGTTCAGATTAGACAACTGCGCCACCACATCAACAGAAGACATCAAAGACTCACCGCGGTTTGGTGCTTGGTATGTTTCGGGGTAACGCTCAACAAAACCGTTAAACAAGTAATTGATTTCAGGACCTGTAGATGTGTAAGTGGTCGGTGCTGAACCAAACTCCAACTGACAACCGTCAATTTGAATGGTTTGATTTGCGCCAGCCACAGTGAACGAAATAGTGGCTTTGCTTCCGTTCGGCGTCCACGTCAGGCTGTAACGCACGAACGAAGTGCCTGTCGTCAAGTACGTTTGTACAGTTGGAGATGTCCTAGGCGTTAAGTTACGCGCAAGTCCGCCATCAAACACGGACATTTCTGTCACTGAACCACTGACTGAAGGTCCGCGCACGTACGCGCTGAACGTCATCTGTTGTCCTGCGATGGTTGGTACGTCGAGAGCGTAAAAGCACTGTGCGCCCGAAGCAGGACCGACCAACTGTAAAGACTGTGAGCCAATAACGTAATGAGTCGGGTCAACTGTTGTCAACGGATATGTAGGCGTGGCTGTGTTTGATAGCCAAGCAGGTTTGTACCAGTTCAGTGTAGAGATACCAGACTCAAAATTGCCGTCATTTGCGGACACCGCGATACGATATTGGTCTGGTCCGTTAGGCGCATTAGAGTCGCGCGCTACTGCGGTGTTTGTGTCATTTAAAATGTTGCCTGTTTTGGGGTAAGCGGTCATCAACGTGATAGGCGCGTACACTGTAGTGTTCTGCGGATTCGATACTGGGTCGAACGTTCCGTCGGAGTTGTCAACTTGAACGTCTAACAAACCTGCTTCAAGCGAACCAAGTTCATACGAACGACCGCGTTGTGTTCTAAACGAATAAGTCTTTTGGCTCAACGGCACTGGTGCTTGTAACGTTGTAGGGAAAAAGTGTGTTGGAAGTGGGGCTGCGTTTAAGGCAGCGTCCGACTTACACACGTAATCGAGGTACATGGGGGAGTTGGGGTTTAGCGTGGGTCGGTACGACAGCCCCACGTACGGAAAATCACGCGCTACCATTATACCACTGCGCCATGCCGATGATTTGTGCCGTTGCTACCATTACGGCGTTCGTACTGTACGATGGCGTCTTGTATCACGGTAGATAGTTCTTTACCGCCCACGCTTAACTTGATAGTGAAAGACGACTGTGATGTGGTTGGCGTGGGAGTTGGAGTTACGATTGGAGTCACAGGATTGGCGTGGTCTTTTATCCACTGAAGCAAACGCGCCGATTTTGCGTTTTGTTCCGCTATGTTACCTAGTTTGTTCCATTCGTAAAACCTGAAATCCGACTTGGTTGCTAGGTGCTTGTGGTCGTTGTGTGCAGTAGTGGCGTGCTTTTTCGCTGCCTGAGTGGTTTGGTCAGTGGAAGTGATAATATCGGTTGATGCTTGCTTTACCGCTTTAACAATATGCGTTGCATTCCAACGGGCTTCGGCTAAAGCGTTGTCTGTCGCGGTTTTTAACGCTGAACCATACTCAAGTTTTGCGCCAAGATTTGAAATCTTAGCAGCCCACGCTCCGATTTGGTAGTCTTGCGAGTTGATTTTTTCAACGCCGAGACCAAGGATTTCTTGCGCTGCGCTAATACCGCCGTCAGGACCTGCTGCAATTAACTGTTGTAAAACCGAATTGTGAAGTCCCTTCTTCATGAGACGACGCAACAAAGCGTAGAACGTTTTTAACTTGCTGACTTTGCCCTTCATGGCGGAAACGATGCTTTGGGCTACTGGCTTTTTAATATTTGACGCCACTGCGTCTGCCTGTTCGCTTGTACCGCCTAACGCGGATACGCGCGCGCGGGCGTCAGACTGCATTTTTTGATAAAGTTCGTCAGCCTGAGCGCGAGCAGTTTGTTGTAACGAGACTACGTCAGAGCCAGCGGTCAAGTTGTCGCGAACGTTTTTCTTGTAGTCAGCGATTTGTTGTTTTAACGCTTTTAACGCGTCAGCAGCCTTTGTTCGCGGAGTGTTTTTGTCTCCGCCACTACCATCACCCCCACCCCCACTGAGGTCTGGCGGGGGTTTAGGTTTGTAATCGGCAGGAAGACCGCCCAAACCAGTTGGCACTTTGACTTTTCCGTCGCCACCAGTGTCAGTCGTCCCTATGCCCTTGGTGACAGCGTAAGCAATTCCGCCAACAAGCGCAATCGCTGCGGTCGCTGCAATACCAGCAGCGACAAGTGAGAATCCGCCAGTCGCTGCTGCTTCCGCAACAACCACCGCGTCGGCTGCTGCTTCGGTTGCAACAAACGCTCCACGCACGATTTTCAGTGCGCTAACGATAGCCTGAATACCAGCGTAGATTTTTGACCCAATCCACATTGTGACAAGCAGACCGCCGATAAAAAGCAATAAATCCTTAAACTGCCATGCGATTTTGAATACGCCAATAATCACTTTGCCGAAATTGAATGCGTATCTTGCGCTGTCGCTAAACCCTTTGGCTAAGCCGTTTTTTCCAGTTAATCCGTCGATGAAACCTTGTAACGCAGGCAGTACAACGTTGTTTAACCATTCGCCAAAACTTTGAAGTGCGGGTAGCAACTTTGTGCCAAGCGTTTCGAATGCTGCCTGTAGTTTGGTTTTCAGAACTTGAAGTGTGCCAGCAAACGTCTTGGTGTACGCCTGAGCCTGACCACCAAGTCGTTTAGTTAGTTCCGCAAAAGCCTTGTTCGCGCGAGCAGTCGGGTCTTTAATGCTCGTATCCATCGAGATACCGAGTTCTTTAAACGCACGGGCTGAACCTTGAGAAGCACGAGCCATAATGCGAGCCGCCGAAGCAAGGTCCATATGCTTGAATCGTGCGTAATCGGCAGTGACGCCCATCAACTTCATCGCTTTAGTCGGGTCTTGTAACGCTATCTCCAAACGACCGTACGCGTCAGTAACGTCGTCAGCCCCAAAACCCAAACTGCGATAATTGACCGAAAGGGCTTCAACCGCGCCCATAATGCGCTCGGTTGGACGATGTTGTGCTTCAAGTGCGGTTTTTAAGCGAGTTTGTGCTTCTTGTAGTTTGTTGGCTTCGTGGACCGCAATAGCGGAAATAGCACCGAGAGCAACCGCGCCACCAATTAGACCGAACTTCAGGGCAGTAGCAAAACGCGCACCCGAAGATGCACCAGTCGCTTCAAGAGCAGTTAATTCGCCCTTGGCTTCCGCCATTTTCGCTTGAAACTGACCCGTTACCGCACGAAGTTCAAAAACAACTGGCGGAAGAAAATCTCCCATTCCTGCCATTACAATCCCTGTCCTGCTTCAGCCTTTACGGTTTCAACGACCTGATGTATTTCTAGCATCCAGTCTAACCAAACCGCAGGCTGTTGGTCGATTTGGTCTTTAGTCCAGCCGAACTGCGACGCTATCATGTAGTCTCTGAAGTATGACGTTTGCGGATAACGCTCGTCGGGTTGTCCGCCTTTCAGAACCCATTCTAAACGTCGGAGTTCTCGGTAATTACTTTTGGGTCGGCATCAGGCTCGAAATTCGGTAATAGTTGTGTGATAAACGGAGCAACCAACGCCTGCACGTCATCATACGCTTTTGCTGGTAAGTCCAGAATTGAATCAAGCGAAACTTCGCCACCAAACGACCACTCCGAAACCATCGCAACGGTAAGCAAGTCGTTGTATTCGTTCCAAAACCTAATAACGTTACTGTCCGCTGATTCTTCATCCATGTTCGCCATCATCTGCGCGCCCTGTGCGGTGCGCTCAATGAGTGGACGACGAAGTCGCTCAGGAACAACGTCGGCTGAGCGTAACTTGACCCAGCCCCCTGTGATATTAACTTGTTCTGACATTTAGTGCCTTCCTTCCGTGTTAGTATGTGCTAGATGGTTTTGCGTTTACCAGAGTAATCTTAACGGGTGAGTAACCGCCTGACGCTCCTTGATCTGTGGTGTTGCCCAGAGCCTTGAACGAAGTGGTTACTTCTACGTAGTCCTTAGTGCGCTCAATCTTGCCGACTGTAAACGCACACTTGGTCATGTGCAGTTTGATTTCGGTAACCGTTGTACCAGTGACTGGTGACTTAAAGTCGATATCTAGTGACGGCTTGGTGTTATTCAAGTAGTTCAGCAGAATGCTGTCATCTTCAACTACCCAAGTCAACGTACCTTCAACCATTATAGGACCTTGGAAAATCTGGTATGGGTTCTGGTTTCCGTCAATGGTGAAAATCGGAGTTGCAGTGCGCTTGATTGAAAGGCTACCGTCCTGCAGTGCAGTTGAGGTTGAACCAGCCAGTGTAGTTACGCCCGACCAAACAGGGACGGCGGTTACTGACGTGTACGAGTTGGTTGGAGTGACTACAGTTGCAGTTCCGCCAGTGCCAGTGCCAGTAGCAGCGTTGGTAATGGTGAACTGTGTAGTTGACGCGCTAACGATGGTCTGGCTAGACAAGTTCAGTGCAGACTGACTGTTGCCCGTGATAGAAACAACCTGACCAACGTAGAAGTTGTTCGGCGCAGTGTAAGTAACTGTGCCTGCTGAACCTGTGGCTGTAGTGATGGTCGCGCTAACTGCAGACTGGAAGCCAGTGCCTTTAGCGGTGTATTCAAGTAGACCGTCGGCTGAGAACTTGAAGTCCAATTCGTGGAACTGAACACCAGCGAACTGACGAGCGTTCACGGCGTTGTAGTCGGTTAGGGTGTAAGACGACGCTTGACCGTTACCGCTGTTTTTCAACGAGATGGCGTGAGTGTAAGGGGCTGATGCGCCAGTTGTGGTGATATCGCCAAGTACGCCACCAACGACGTAACCGATGGTATCAGCAAAAACGTCGCCGCCAAACTCGAACTCAGAGAAGATGTTACCCTGAATGATGTCGTAGTCCTCGACCATTGACCCACGCCAGTTTTTATCTTCAAGATACTTGATGTTATCAAACGGCGTAATGCTTGTAATAGGTAAGTAGTCGGTTGGTGTTGCGGCTGTAGGATTTGCGCCTGCGCTGTGTGCGGTTTCTTTTCCTACGCCGATAAAGGATTTATACCTTGGGAGAGCCATGCTCTACGCTCCTTGTGAGTCGACCGCGTCTGCGGTGTTGGTGTCTACAGGTTCAGGGTCTGTAGTTTTTGCCTTCACGCTCGTTTTCGGCGCGGGTTCTTCGATTAACTCGAGACCGTACGCTTCAACCGACTGGTCCAAGTCTACCACAGTGTCAGGTTCAACTACTAGTCCTAACGAAGGATAGATTCGCGTGTCGGGGCTGGTCACTTTATATTTTGCCATTTCGGTTTTCCTTTACCATTTTAGTGTGGCGTCGATGACGCCTTTGTGGATTTCGTATAATTTGCCTGACTCTTTAAGTCTCTCAGCAGCGATTTTGACGTAAGGGTATTTGACGCCTTCTTGCCAGTTGGGTGCGCCAAGTTCAACGGCTCGACCGTAGATTTCGGTTGGTCCAACTTGAACGACGTAATCAGCAAAGCCCAAACGCAAAGGTTCGCTGTGTTTGATACCAGCGCGCAGTGCGCCCGTGCGAGTCATCGGCGGACCGCCAATTTCAGCGTCAGTTGTTCGACCATCGCTACGAATCGAACCGTCGTTATGGGTAGGCAAAATGGTCTTTTTGATTTCGCGTTCGGCTTCCGCGCCCATGCGTTGAGCGGACAAGCGCATCGCCATGTCCATTTTAGCCGTTATTTTGGATAATGTGGCTTGGACTTCTTTAACGCCAAGAAATTCGCCACCTACCATGCTAGGCATGAGACCGACCCCCTAGTGGAAGGCTGACTAGAGGGTCGGTCGGCTTAGCGCGGTTACGCATTCAACATCTGCGTAACAGCAAACCTAACTGAAGCCCACGTTTCGGTCGCTCCGCCGTTGATTTTCTTCGGCAAACCGTACGAGACTTCGATTTGTGGTTCAGCACCCTGCCAAATGAGAGTGCCAGTTGTATCGCCAAAGCGATGGTCACTGCGTAGTCGGTCTTTTAGTCCGTCAAGCATCTTGTCAAAATCTGCCATCACTTTTTCGCCGTCGTCCCAAAGCGAGTGGTGGTAGACCTGAACAGCAACGTTGTAGTCAATTCGCTTTTTACCGCTGGTCGCTCCACCAAACGCAAGACGAGATTCGCGTTCGGATTCGATGAAAATGACTACTACCGCGCGCGATTTTTGACCTGCAACCGCGTTACGTTGAAAATCAATGCGATTCGGAAAAGACGAGTGAACTTGAATCAAGTCGGTAATGTTGGCTTCGTCTAAAAACGTGTACAACTGAGAGCGTAATTGGGAACGGGACATTAGCGAATCCTGCGGAACGGCATGAGTAACTCGCGCGCAATACCAAGGTCGTTAGCGATGCCTTGCTTTTCTTGTGTCCCTTGTGACATCGGAGTGCTGATTACGTCCATTACGAGTGAAGTATCGCCACGAACCTTGATGAAAGCGGTCGTCGCAAGGATAGCCGCTTCCTTGACGGCTGGCGGTAACGACGAAATGGAGATTCCGCTCGCGTGCGCGTATGCGGTCGCGGTCACGAGAGGGACAGTGGTTGAGCCAAAAGAGTAAGTACTAGCAACCGTGACTGTTTCAGTGCTCAGTCCGTTAAAAATCGTTAGACGTGTGCCAGCCGTAATGCCAGTCGCGTCGGCGACCGTGATTGAAGTTGCGCCGCTGGAAACTGTTGCGTTGATTAAAGTATTAGCGTAGCCAGATACGTAAGTGTAGCGACAGTACACGCCAGAGCGCGGAATGGCTGGCATGCCGAACTGCAACGGTCCTTGGCTCGAGTAACTCAAGTTCGCGGAAGTGTACGGCAACACGATTGACTGGTCTTCAATCCAGCCTAGTGAGGGGTCTGGATAGTTAACTAATCCGTTTGGGTCAACACCAAACGAAAACGCGGTTAACGCTACGACAGGGAAATAACGAGGGTGCACAATTAGCATGCCGTCTGAGCGCAAACGACTGCGCTGTTGCTCGGTCTCTTGTGTTGCGCCGATGATTTGGTTGCAGTAGGTGTCAATCCACGAGGACGCTCGCGCGATTACGTTCGCGAGTTCGGCGTCTTGAACCGCAGGGTCGGCTGAAGCGACCACTAGGTTGTTATAGTCGATAGCGGTTGGGGCTTGCTTGTATTCGTCTACCGTGAGATACGGCGTAGAGAACTGGCGTGTGGTGTTACCTGTTAGAATGCTCACGCTTTACGACCTTTCGAGATTTGCGCTCTTCATTCGCATGAAACGCAAAGTATAAAAATATTAAGAACTCGACGATTCTTGTGTCGTTGACTCGCACTCTACGTCTCCGATTTCATGTCCGCACCGACCGCAGACTCTGAACCAAGACCCGAACCCACACGCATTACAAAGGAAACCCACGCCTGAATCGGTCGTACCCATAAGGCTTGCTTCGACCATGCCCGACTCTTTGAATGATTTCGCGTCGGCTGCGTTGTTGACTTCGTAAAATCCTTTTTTGTCAGCGCGATAAGTCCGCGTTGTTCCAGTTCGGACACCTTCAACCTGCACTTCCACCGCTCTGCGGTCACTAGCAAAAAACTTAGCCATTTGTCCTTCTCTTCATTTATTAGGGAGCGACTCTCACGCGCGTCGTAATGAAGCACGCGTGAGAGTCGCAACCTGCAATCACTATGCGGAAATGATACCCGAAACGACACCGTTCCATGCTGGGGCTTGGCACATGAACGTACCGTTCCAGTATGTAGAGGTCTCGTAAGCGAACTGGGTTACTGGCCATTCAATAGCCATGTAGTCCTGCGTATTGTAAACAGCCCAAACGTCAGAAACGTTTGTGTCTGGGATTGGCAGTGTGTATGAAAGCACTGGAGCAACGCCAGCAGGTAGCCATGGGTGAACGGTTAGTGAAACACCCTTGCCTGTTACTTCGTTCTGTAGACCAGTTACAACGTCACCAAGAGTTACGCCACCGATTTCGTCCTGCGAGATGTTCAGACGGTAGTTGGCGGTTGAGCCTGACTTGATTGCGTCTGACAACTGGCGACGGTCTGCACCATTGAGAAGAATCTCGTCTGGGTCAGCCTTTACGTTGTCGTATAGAGCCGAGAAGACCTTCTGGAACTCAACCCCTGGATTGCTGGTGCTGAGTGTGCTGTTGATTTCGTTGATGTAACCTGAGTTAGAACCAAGAACAGTAGCCAAGATGCCGTCGTAGCCAGTAGCGTACGCTGACAACTGAGTTCCTGCTGCTTGGTTTGTGGTTACTAGGTCGGCGGTTGAACCAGTGGTGTTGAACACTAGGTTGTCACCTGTGGTTACAAGTGAAGCACTGCCCTGAAGCGTACCAGACAGACTAACAATACGACCGACGTATTTAGCGTTCGCTGCGCCTGTTGCAGTACCGACGTAAATCTTTGTGCCAAGTGCGCCTGCAACGTTGTTCACTGTGATGGTGAGAACGCCACCAGCAGAAACAGCCTGTGATGCTACGGTTGAAAGTGCAGACTCACCAAACGCGCCAGCGTCGCTGGTTGCGTAAACGTAGTAAGTCGCTGCGCCTAGACCAGTCTGACCTGTACCCGCTGCTGCGGTTGTGAGGGTAACGGTTGGTGCAGCGAGTACGCCACTGAAGCCAGTGTCAGTACCGCGACCCATAAGAAGCATGCGCTCTTCCATCAACATCGAAGCGTAAAGTACGCTTGTCTGTGACAACTGGCGAATGTCTTGGTAGCCCTGACCTTGGAACTGTGCCGAGAACGGAACAGCGTCAGACAGTGAGAACTGCTTGTAGTTCACTGCTTGGTCGTAACCAGCGTACGTGATTTTTGGACCACGTAAGTAGTTGATTGAACCAAACTGAGTTGTGGTTGAGTCGGTAATTCCAGGGAAGGTATTGCCTACGCCACCAGTGCCAGTACCAGTGTAACCACTGATGACCTTGATGCGGTGGCTTGTGCCAATGCCCTTCTTGCGAACGATTTTGTTGCGCAGTGGAGTTGGACGTGGTGTCAGCAACTTCGCTGGTGCTTCAAGGTCGAAGGCAACAAGACCGTTTGTTAGTGGGCTTGTAAGAGTCAAGTCCTTAACGATGTCGCCCTGTGCGCGCTGTGCGTCAAGCGCAGAGTTCAAAGAAGCGAGAGCGTCTGGTGACATTGACTTTGTAACTGATGCGTTGCTCAATACTGACTCAATCGCTTCAGTTGCTGACTGTGGTGCTACTACGGGCGCACCGCCAGCCATTGACATGACGCTGATTGGCGAAGAAGCAGACTTGTTCAGAGCGGACAAGTATTCTTCATGTCGAGCAGCAGCATCTTTCGATGGTAAGTCGCCGTATAGGTCGGCAACCTTAGGGGCTTCAGCCATGCTGAGTACCTCTTTCTGTTGTTAGGATTCGGATTTTTCGAGGTCGACAGCCAGTTGACGGTAACCGTCCGCTAGTGCCTTGTCCAGTGTTCCCTCTGCCTTGCGTCGGTAGTAAGACGCTTTAGTCAAAGATTCGTTCACTGGATTGCTACTCACCACACCCATACGGCGTGGACCGTTAGGTACAGCGAGAGCCTTGACCTGCGCAAGTTCCGATTCTAACGCCTCAATGCGTTCAGATTCGTCTGCCTTTGTCTCGACATCATCGCCACCTGTTTTTTCGGTGACGGGGAGTAACGATTTTACCGCGTCCATTACGATTTCTCGCAGGGCGTCGGAAACTGTGATTGCCTTGTCGTTTGAAACGATTTCGGCTGTGGTGACGTCAGTGCGTCCGTGGTCTTCTGCTGGTTGATGACAACCGCATTCTAGACACTTGCCGATGCTGTCCGACTTTGCGCTGTCGCACTTGCACTTGTCCATTGATTCGTGACACTTGTTGCACATCTCAATGTCTTCGGATTTTTCGCTATCGCAGTTACATTTGTCCATCGGTTCGTGACATTTGTCGCACATTTCTGGACCGTCTGCTTTTTCTTCGCCTTCGGGATTTGCGATAGGCTCGGTTTCGCCACTCATGGCTTCTCCTTCGTGCCATTCAAACAACGCATGAACAGCCATTAGTAGGCAGGAGAGTGAATGGGTTTCGTCTTCGCCCTCAGCCAGTTCTCCTGCTTCGACCTGTATGAGGGTTGCCAATGCGCGACGAGCGGTGTCGAACGCGCCTTGGTCGAACTTATTGATTTCGCTAGCGTACTTTTTGGACGAAGCGATTAAACCGCTTGCGCTGTTCTCGGAGTATTCCGACACTTGCACTACTTCCGTTCCGATAGCCTTCGCCATCACTAAAGTACACGATGGATTCGCAGGTCGGTCAACGAGACTGACTTCTACGATTGTTCCATCAACTATCCTACCGCCGATTGCTTTATTATCTTTTACGACACGCGGTGCGCGGATACCGATAGAGAAGCCCTTTAGCACTTTAGACTTGACTTTCTTGACGGAGTTCGGGTCGACCACGTGCGCGGTGATGTAGTGTCCGTCGCCTTTGGCTTCGTACTCAGTCGCCACACCCGCTGCGATGGACGAGTGCTGTTCGCGAATGTTGCCGTACTTGAACCACTCAGGCATGGCGGTTGAGAGCCAATTCGGGTCGCATACTTGCTGGTCCGAGTCGAGTGTGTCGTCGGTCGCTTTACCGTAGACCAGCAGTGTGCCGTCCGTTTGTTCGTCGTACTTCACGATTTCGGCGTACGTCGTCGTGTTGTCTACTGTTGCCATTTTTGCTCCTTGTTGCATTGGTCGCAGTTTTCTATCCAGATGGGGTGCTGGGCTTTGTGTTCAGTGGCTGGCACTAGACGCTCCATGTGCCAGTTGCAATTGGGTACGAAGTGCTTAATGGTTCGACACGGAAATAACTACCTGCGTTCATTGTTGGCGTACCTGCACCCGATGGTGCGGAACTTTGACCAAATGTTGGCTGTAAAGATGTTGTTGTTCCGCTTGTGTAGAAATGTCCAACCACACGAATCAATGCGCCACCTGCCGTTAAGCCAGCCGTACCGATTGAGATTGTTGTGGTGGTATTAGTAGTTGAACCTGTTTGCGTTCCAGTAGATGCGTTGTTAGAACTTAAAGTAGCATACCAATACAAATTAGTTGGTGCGTTATTAAAGTTGAAACCAACTTGCCATTGTGCTGATGCTGTTGATGCGGCTTTTGTTAGATAGTAAAACGCCTCAAAATGATATGAAGTGTTAGCCGCTAAAGTTAAAGTTGTTGAACCTGACGGAAACATCGGAGCGAGTACTGCGCTGTTGTTTCCAGTCGTAGCAGAGGTTAGTGCCTGAAAGTAAGTTGTACCCTGTGGGCCTGTCGGCCCTGTTGCGCCTGTGTCACCCTTGTTAGCAATGATGCCCCAGTAGGTTGAGTTGGTTGGAACTTTGCCAGTTGTTAAATCCGAGAAACAAACATAACTACTACCGTTGTACGAAACAACATCATTAGCGTTGTAAGTATTAACACTTGCATACGCTCCCTGTGGAGTTAAACCGACTGCAAATTTATTCCAGTACGCCGTAAAGTTAGGCGCATTGTTTGTTGTCGTAGCAGTACAAACATAAGTGTTACCGTTGTAATAAACCGTATCGTAAGGTTGGTAAGTTACTGACCCTGAATAGTTACCTTTGCTTGTATAACCTTGTCCGTTCGTTCCGTTAGTGCCGTTAGTGCCATTAGTGCCATTCGTTCCGTTAGCACCATTGACAACGTTAAAAGTGGTTGTGGACGCATCTGTGTAAGTAATTGTATAAGTGTCTGTTGTACCAGCCGCGCCAGTTCCAGAAGTGCGAATAATGGAAGTTAT